GGATAGCTTGGGCAAGGGAAGAAAGGGGGCTCATCGTATACCTAAAATCTCTCCGTAAACCGAAAACCCCGTAATAATATCGGGCCCGGCACTCGTATCGGTTGTGAAGGTGAATTGCGCTTGCTCACCGCGCCATGTTAAGGCGGCTTTCGCTGCTTGTGCGAACGCGCCCCCGCCGATTGGCGTCGATCCTATAATGAAAGACCCAATCTGCCCGGTTTGGCCGGAAGATACCATGATTGTATCAGAAGAATATCCATCAAATCCAGCGACCACCCCTATGGAATACTCAACCCCAGGCCCGGATTCAAAAACAGGTTTGATATATTGACCTCTTTTCACTCTTACAGTTTTCTGAGGTTCTTCCAACCTTAACCAGGAAGTCGTAAGCTCTGTTTGAATGGTTGTCCCATCATCAGTTGAGGCGGATGTGTCCATTTCATAAACCAAACCATTGGACCCGCAGGCAATCAACTCTCCGTTCCTTCTGACAAAATAATGGTTCTGCTGCGCCCATTTGCCGGTAAACAAATGCCAAGCCGGAGCCGTTACAAGTTCACCGCTTGAATTATAAACTGGAGAATTATTTAAAATATAACAAGACCCGCCGACTTTGCAGATCGTCCAGGATCTTTTCGGATAAAACGAAGCCTGAACGTCATCGCTTGAATTTTGTTCAATCAATGTGTTCATTTCACTTCTAACAGGAGTAGCAACGTTATTATGAACCGTTGTATTCGAGATATTTCCAATCCCTATAGCCTGAAGTCCATCATTCGCGATATAAAGAAGGTTCGATCCGTTGAAAGTTAAAGAAAATCTCGACGAAAGACCGTCTGGATATGTCGCCACAGGATCAAAATTTATATCAGTCTGAGATGTGTCTTGGATAGGAACGTTCCCATTGTAAATATAAACGTTCTTCTGCCCCGCAGCCACGAAGTAGCTCTGAAACGTCCCCAAAGTTAACAATGCATCACCTGTGGGTTGTTGAGAGCCAAAACTAAAACTCGTTGAATCAAGAGTTTTTTGGTAAGTTGTTAAATCCTCCGGGTCATCTGGAGCGGAAATAACAACTCTTTTCAGATTCCTTGAATCAAGATAAAAAGTTCTTCCATAGTGAACATGAACCCATGATGCTATAGGCATGGCGGATTTAAAAAACACAAGGGAATCTCCTGCGATTTGAGAAGTTACCGTGTGCTGAAGATTAATATTTGCCGAAACACTCCCCACCATCGCAAGAGCAGAGCGGGTAGTGTTGTAGATAAAATCTCCACGTCTTATTTCCGTTGCAGAAAAATCAACACCTGACACGGCAATAACAGTTGTCGTCGTTCCGGTTCCCGCCGTCCCAATATTATCCAAAAGTCCAGAACCTTGAGGGATTATGTTTAAATCTACATAATCAATAAGCTGGTACTGGTCTCCTGATGATTGATTGGAAGCTGTGAGTCCTGCACCGTTTCCTGCTGTTCCTATTACCGTATGTGTTAAGGACGCCGAAGCAACCGTTGTAACAATTCCGTATCCGTTTCTTGTGACGTTATAGACAATATCGTTATTCGCTACCAGCGTCGCGCCAATCCAGTTCGAAATGTCACCATCAATTAAAGTCGTGGTGTTTGTCCCGCCTGAAGTCGCCCCCCTGGTTATATACGCTTTTAATTCGTTAAAAGTTATTCCGCCGTCGTCAGTATAAAAGTTCCTGTCTTGACCATTAACAAAAATAAGCTTGTCTTCCGCCTGTGCGGAAATCATTCTTGTCTGAGCCTTCCCCGTAAGGGCGACTGAAGCGGATGTGTCTATATTCGTCCATAGATTTCCAAGATCATCTGAAGACATCAAAACATCTTGTCCTTGATCTGAGACCCACTCATGCATACGTGTAAGATTTGGAGAGCCATTTATTTCAGAAAGCCTGGTCATACCGGGGCGTCTCTCGGCCCCTCCGGTAATATTTCTGAACCTGTTTGTGTAGCTTTCCGCGAAAGTAATAGGGCGCTCGAATTCCGAAAAATCTGAACCAAGACCGTTTACAGGAATAGAATAGTCAACAACTATCATCTCCACCCCCTGGGGACCATATTGATTTCCCACCCGGTATCGCCTTTAAAACGGTTTAAAGCCTCCTTTCTTCCTTGGATGTAAGAATTGTAAATCTGCGCATAATGATTGGTGGGAGCACCTCCTGACTCGTTCAGCAACGCTCTCGCATGGACACCGTCAACAACAATTTGTCCCGGAAAAGGAATAACCAAAGACCCATCGTTTGTTGTGTAAGAAGGCGGTCTTGTATAATAAAAAATGGAAAATAGCTCTCCATTCTCATTGGCTCCCGGAGTCGGCCTTACCCGAAAACCCGGGTTTCCGTTTGCATCCGTCGTCACAATGGAAAATTGTGTAGGCGTTCCGTTCGAAGTAACTCTGGTTAAAATCCTCATGTCCTGGATAGTGATGTTTCTCAAAGGTCCAGTGCGCGTGGAAAAATAAATATCGCCTATGTTCTTTATATTCGCAGAAGTGGTGATTGAATAATCCCTGCGGCCCGATACAGCCGTGACATTCGCAGAAACAATAGTTTCAACCCAATTTCCGTAGTCTGAAAGATCGTTGCAAACATCATTTACAAAGTCGACCAACTGAATAGAAAGTTTGTTCCCGGACAAAGACGTGGAATCAAGGCCCAATTTTCTTTGAACCTCGTTAACCACCTCAAGAACAGTATAACGAATATCCCCCAGGCCCATTACGTCACCATCATAGAAGAAGCGGCTATATGGACAATCGTAACGCCCGCGCTGGCAGCAAGGGCATATGGAGCATTAGTGGCAAGGCCATTAATTTTGCCACCTGAAGGTGGATATAGATTCGCAGAAACGCCATTATTAAAAAGATACTGAATCCGTCCGGATGAATTGGCGGGTATCAGATACCCGGTTGTAACCCCGTCAGCTACGCCAGCTCCAATATTAACGGAATAGGACAGCAACGCTGCCGTAGCCTGCGTACTTCCGGCAGCGGAAACCACTCCCGTACCAAGCTGTATAATGGACAATGTAGCTGCCGAAGACGATATATTACTTGAGTAAAGACTGTTCGAGCTTACTATACCTGTTATATTAGCGTTTGTTGCCGATACTCTTGGTGTAATAAGCTCTGTCGGATTGACCGGCCCCAATATGCTTTGTGTGCTTGTCTCGTTTAAGTTCAGACAGGAATTTATAAGATCGGCAAAGTTTGACCCGTTTGGGGTATCACCCTGCTCGAACAAAAGGACAAGAGCGGCTTTGTTAGACATACTTACCTCACAATAAAATCACAGCCCACTTCCATATCCCCTACACCGGGGTCAAGATTCAGGATTTGGTAAGCCATATTGCCCTTGTTTGTTGGAACACCAGTCGCTCCTATAGTGAAAGGAGCGACTTCAGCAACGCAAGTAGGAGTGATTTCGTAATTTGCACCCCTGTAAAAATAAACAGGAGCAGGGTCGTTCAGCGGAGAAGCTATTTCTTGTAAATTCCTCTTCAGGGGAATAGCCGTTCTGTTGCCCCAATAATCAAGGCGCAGCTCGCTCGCATACCGCGTGAAGCCCGTGGTATCGTCTGTTGCCAGCCATTGCCCCGGTCTTCCTCTGCGTCTCATTTACTTACCCTTCTTGCCAGGTCTTCTTTGCATCGTGTTCGGTCTACAAGGCATTACATCGCTCCCATCGGGTTGATTGATAACGTTAAGGGATTACCCGCACTAACACCCGCAGAAGCGTTTACTCTCACCGCAAAAGGAGGATAGGCAAAGTTTGTAGATCTGTTTGTTGAAGCATTAACCAATAAAGGATCATCACAATTAAACCACTGTGCGGAAGTCCCATAATTCGCATGAGCGTCAAGCCGATCCATAGAGTACTGCAAGGTGTAATTTACACCCGCGGTTCTCATCGTAACCCCTATAGCGTAGCCGTTGACATAGCGGTCAAGAGGAATAGGATTACTCTTCCCCGAAGCCGATATTGTCACAAATTTAGATCGCATCATGGCGGCACCTATGTATTACCGAGTGGATCTGTCCTCAGTCTTGTAAATGTCAGGATCATCTGGCAATCAACCGCAGCATCAGTAGATGAATATGTGGCGTTGGCAGAAACTTCCGCTGTGGTAGACAAATTGGCAGCAGCGGAAGCCACAACCGTTTTCGTCCCAAGAGCCGCAACTGTCCCCTCGTTAACCACCTCAAGAACAGGATAACGAATATCCACCAGCCCCATTACGTCACCGTCATATAAGAAGCGGCTCTAAGTACAATCGTAACGCCCG